GTCTGAGGCGTGTAGATACGAAGGAACCTATAGGTATAGTCAGTGACGAATATTTCCCTGTCCAGTATGCGGAGATCGTGGATGGGGTAGAGCAAGCCTTACAAAGGGCTGAGATAGACATGACTGACGCTGACTTTACGACTAATGTCTATGATTATGGAGCTAAACTCGAACTCAGAGCTAAGTTCCCTGCCCATGCTATGCGTATGGGTGGTAAAGATACTATCATACCTGAGTTTGTCTTCAGGACATCCCATAACAGGACATGGGCTAACAATGGTATGATGGGATTGTGGAGATCCTTCTGTTATAATACATTAGTATCAGGCGATAAGCTGGCTTATGTTTATGGTAGACACACCAAGAACTTTAATATCTCTGGGTTTGCTGCTAAAGTTAAGACAGCAGGTGAGTTTATCTCTGGCTCTGGTCTTGAAGAGATGCGTAACTGGTATGATACCCCAGTAAAAAGGTATGAGGCTATCAATCTCTTCACTAAAACACTGGCTCAACGTACTGATAATGTCAGTAAGAAGAAGGTAGCTAATAAGGTAATGCTATCTAACCTCATGAAGATCTTTGATGAAGAGAACCGTCACATACATGGACGAGGACACTACGAAACCTATGGTAAGAGAGAGGAAGGAACCCTCTGGACTGCATACAATGCAGCTACCTACTGGTCTTCACATCCTGATAGTAAGCGTGGAAGTTCTCCTCATAATGTAAAGGTTAATAGAGAAGATAAAGTGAGGAAGATGCTGGCTTCTCCAGAATGGGAGGCGTTAGCAGCATAATGCAACTCAGAAAAGAAAGGATCGAACAAGTCAAGGACATAGCCTTGGCTAATCTAAAGAGGGCTGATAACAGCAGGGGTGACTTGGACAAAGAGAAGTACTGGTCACTCTATCGGGCTGATGTCAGAGAACTACTTGGTATTATTAGAAGTCTTGAAGAGGAGAGAGACAAATGAATAATAAAAGGGATAAGAATATCTTTGTAATTGGAGGAAAAAATACGGTAGTTTTGGGTAAAAGAAGAAGGTCAAGAAAAAGTATAGGAAACAGTATATATAATCATGGTTTTAGACAAGATCAGTTAGATCATACAAGAAAAGTATTAAAAGAATATGGAATAGTAGCATGATATATTTTATTACAGCCTTGATCATGCTGAATGTTCACCCTCCCTTGGGCTGGATACAATATAGTTATCCTTACACTAATAAGAATTTGTGTGAGAAATATATTGGAGAATATAAAGATACATTATCTTTATCAATTAATAATCACTTTAAGCATAGGATGGTAAGCATTCAAAAGTTTGAGTGCATCACCAGAGATGAAGCAGTAGAACGCAACTCTAAACTAGGACATTGATTATGAAAGAAGAATTAGAAGGTGTTAAAAATAGAGTATCAGGTGCAGAATATGAAATACAAACATTGAAAGAACAAGTTACCTATTTAAAAGAACAAGTTAAAGAACTATATAGGATAGGAGAAGACAATGGCTGATGAAGAACTAGATGAAAAAGATTTAAAGATTAAATCTCTTGAAGAAGAACTCGAACAACATAAAAAATTATTTAATATACATAGAGCAGGGTTACAGCCCTACCTTGATGGTATAGTTAAAGAGATAGTATCTAAATTACACATCGTATACAAGGAGAAGTAGATGTTTATAATATTTTCTATGATAACAAATCTTATTTTTTATATAGACAACAAAGAGTTCTTTGATGAGGTACATCAACAGACAACCACTAACCCTGATCTGGAATGGAATTATGTGGGAAAACAAAAGGTTAACCCCAATGTTAAGTCTATTACAGTAGGAGATGACTACATTTATTTTAGATTGGAGGAGAAGTAAATGAGTGTCATTGAAGGTAAGGTATGGGGTAGTACAGAACCTATACTGCAATCACCAGCCGTGGAAGTACATAGAATTAAGGTAGAGCTTGGAGCTTATTGTTCACAACATAAGCATCAATCAAAGATCAATATGTTCTATGTAATTAGCGGTGAACTAGAGATCCAGAGATGGAAAGACTATGGTTTATGTGACAGTACTCATCTGTTTGCTGGCGATACTTCTATCGTACCAGCAGGGGAGATGCATAAGTTTATAGCCCATCAAGAGACAGAAGCTTTAGAGATCTACTGGGCTGAGTTAAATCATAATGATATCCAACGAACTAATGTAGGTGGAGCATCATATACAGAAAAGGAAAGCAGAGTAGAAGACGGTTCAATACTGGGTAATTTATTTACAAAAGTAGAATAGGAGGAGCGAATGGATATCTTATCATTACTATTATTACTCTTACTATAGGAGAAAAGAATGTCATATATCATTGTTCATATATATGATCCTGAAGATATAGAAACAATGGATGTATTACCTGATGAGAAGGGAGAATCAATTCAGATATTTGAAAATAAAATAGAAGCTATTCAGTTCTTAAATCAAATAGGAATGGATAGAAATTCTTGGATAGATTCGGATGTACATGTAGTGAGACTGCAATGAAAAAAGTATTATTTTTATTAATTATATTTATGATCTTTATTGTTATGATGACTTCAGCTAAAGCAGATAACTTTAACTGTCTGGTTGAGGCTGTCTATCACGAAGCTAGATCAGAGAGTTTATTAGGTATGCTTAGTGTAGCTAATGTAATACTAACAAGAAAAGAAAACAGTAACTTTCCCAATACAATCTGCCAAGTAGTACATCAAGGAAAGTATTGGAAAGGTAATCCTGTTAGGGATAGGTGTCAGTTTAGTTATTGGTGTGATGGTAAGACTGAAAGATTTGTAGAAATTGAAGGGCTAATTAAATCTATTAATGTTTCAGAGATGGCACTGAAAGGTATACAAGTAAGGCAAGCTGTTGGTGCTACCCATTATCATGCCAACTACGTGACCCCTCGCTGGGCATCTGACCCTCGCTTTAAAGCTTTAGGATCAATAGGTAAACACCTATTCTACATTGACATGAGGGAGTGACAGGAGTATACTATGCAGACAAGAGAAAATATGATTAGTAAGTTACATAAAAATATTGAACATCTCAATCAACAAGTAGAGGAGAAAGATCAGGTAATAAAAGAATTACGAAAACAATTAGAAGATTTAGGTTATAAGAAAGCAATTCAAGAATGGGTCGAACTATGAGTAAAAATTTATTTCAAAAGGAGAGACACAATATATTTAGACATCTGGTATACCAATACCATAAGGAAGGGTACTCTCAAAAGGAATCTAAAAAATTAGCCAAGAAAGAAACGGATGAAATTATGGAAGACAAAGAAAGTTTTATGAACATTCTCTTGAAGGAGACATTCGATGATATCTAAGTGGAATATTGTTCTCGAAAAAGAAATGGGTAACATAACCGTAGGATCTTATAAGAATAAGAAACATGCTCAAGAAGAAATAGAATATAGATATACGTTATGTCGCCACATGGGATACGAACCAGACATATCCTATAAATTAGAGAAAGCTACAACCATTAAATAGGAGCGGCCATGACACAAGGATGGCTTGACAGAGGCTCATGTCCAGAATGTGGGTCAAGTGATGGGAATGTTCAGCATTCTGATGGACATTCATTTTGTTTTAGTTGTGACACTAGATTTGGAGAAGATATGGAACATAAATCGAAAGTACTTTTAATGTCAGAGTCTAAGAAATATTCAGGAGTTGAACACAGTAAGATACAAGGTATTATAGCTGCTATTCCAGATAGAAAAATTACTCAGGATACAGTAAGGAAATATAATACTGAAGTTAAATCAACAGGTTCTATAATTACTCACCACATTTATAAATATTATGACGAGGAGGGTAGTCATACAGCTAACAAGATTAAAGAAGTTCAGAATAAAAAGTTCTGGTCTGAAGGTAATCTATCCAAGGCCGTCCTGTTCGGACAGAATATTTTTAATAGCGGTGGTAAGTATATAACTGTATGTGAAGGAGAGATAGATGCTATGTCAGCTTACGAATTGCTGGGTAGTAAGTGGCCTGTTGTTTCTATAAAGAATGGAGCAGCCTCTGCCTTAGAAAATTGTAAGCAATCCTTTGAGTATCTGAATAAGTTTGATAATGTAGTCTTATGTTTTGATAATGATAAGCCGGGACGAGAAGCATCCCAGAAGGTAGCTCAGTTATTTGAACCTAATAAGTGTAAGATTATATCTCTTGAATTAAAAGATGCTAATGAATACTTAAAGTTTAATAAGCGAGAGAAGTTTACTCAGGCATGGTGGGATGCCAAGAACTATACACCTGCTGGTATTATAAATCTTGCTGATCTGGGTGACAGTCTTTACGATGAATCTTATAGTGAGACTTGTCTATATCCTTGGCCTAAGATGAATGAGAAAACCTATGGTATAAGAACTGGAGAACTCGTTACTTTTACAAGCGGTGCTGGTATGGGAAAGAGTTCTATCATTAGAGAACTTATGCATCACATCATGATGAATACATTAGATAATATAGGTATCCTTTGTATGGAGGAGAACATAAAGAATACAGCTTTCAATATCATGAGCGTGGAAGCTAACGCTAGATTATATATTAAAGAAGTTAGAGATCAATTTACTGATGACCAATTAAAAGAATGGCAGAAGAAAACTATTGATAACAAAAGGTTCTATGCCTTTGATCATTTCGGATCTGTATCTAATGATGAAGTTCTAGATCGTGTAAGGTATATGGCTAAAGCATTGGACTGTAAGTGGATATTTCTGGATCATCTTTCTATATTGGTATCAGGAAATGAGGAGTTTGGAGATGAAAGAAAATCTATTGATGTTCTAATGACCAAGCTCAGATCTTTAGTAGAGGAAACAGGTATAGCCTTACTGCTTGTCTCTCATCTACGTAGGCCAGCAGGAGATAGAGGACATGAAGATGGCAGGGAAGTTAGTCTCTCTCATCTCAGAGGATCAGCCAGTATAGCTCATCTATCTGATAGTGTTATAGCTATGGAAAGAAATCAACAAGCAGACGATGAGCATGAAGCTAACACTACCACCATTCGCATCTTAAAGAATAGATATACAGGCGATACAGGTATAGCATGTTATTTATTTTATGATAAAGAAACAGGACGCATGTCTCAGGTTGACAATCCTTTTATGGAGAATGACAATGAAGAAACCGTTTGATAAAACACTCTATAATATAGCAGACACTACTGCTAAACAAAAGATGATTGGATGGTTGGAACATACTCAACCAAGATGTACTATTAATTCAGAGGAGACTACTTATTTTGATCTGACTGTTAAGACAGATGATGGAGGAGATGCACAACTTTATGAGGTAGAGATTAAGTATGCATGGAAAGGGGAGTGGCCTAGTTCATGGGCTGAGTTACGTATCCCTTATAGAAAGAAAAGATTATTAGATAGATGGAAGGACAAGCACCGCAAATGTCTATTAACTTTTATAGTTTTTAACCATGATTGTAGTAAGGCATGGCATATAGATGGAGATACGGTACTGGAAAGTGAAGTCAAGGAAGCACCCAATAGGAATATTAAAAAGGGAGAATTGTTTTTCCACATTCCTATAAAACAAGCTTATCAAGTGGACATGACATATGAAAAGAGCAATAGTTGATATAGAAACAGATGATCTTAATGCTAATATTATACATTGTATTGTAGCTCATTCTTATGATGGCAGTACAGAAAAAGTTTGGATAGGAGATGAGTGTCTACAGTTCGGGGATTGGTCTAAACAAATAGATCAGTTTATAATGCATAACGGTATTAGTTTTGATGCTCCTGTCTTAAATAAATTAACAGGTTCTAACATTAAATTAAATCAGATAAGAGATACTCTTATTGAATCTCAGTTATACAATCCTATTAGAGAGGGAGGACATTCCCTTGAAACATGGGGAGAAAGACTTAAATTTCCCAAGGGAACTTTCACTGAGTTTAAATATTATAGTCCAGAGATGTTAGAGTACTGTAAAACAGATGTTGAGTTGACAGGTAAACTTGCCAAGACTTTAGAAGAAGAAGGGAAGATGTTCTCGACACGCTCTTACGAACTGGAACGAAAGGTAAGAGCTATTATAGATCAGCAGCAGATGAATGGCTTTGCTTTTAATATAAGAAAGGGAATGCTTCTATTGTCTAGGCTTGAGGATGAACAACATCAGCTTGAAAGAGATGCAGAAGAAATGTTTGAACCTGTTATCACTTACTCTCCTGTTAGAAAGGTACGTAAGAGTACATCTTTTAATATTGCCAGTAGAAAACAGATAGCTGAACGTCTGATGGAGAAGGGGTGGAAGCCTAAACATCACACTGATAAGGGAAACATTATAGTCTCTGAAGAAATTCTTGATAAGATAAATATGAAAGAGGCTAAGATGTTTAGTCGGTACTTCCTCTTACAAAAGCGTACAGGTTTACTTAAATCTTGGATACAAGAATGTGGTGAGGATGAGAGGGTCAGAGGAAAGGTACTGACCTTACGTACTGTAACAGGAAGGATGGCCCATCACAGTCCTAACATGGCCCAAGTACCAGCCAGTTACAGTCCTTACGGTAAGGAATGTAGAGAGCTATGGACTATAGATAATCCAGATACCCATACTCTGATAGGTACTGATGCCAGTAGCCTTGAGCTACGTTGTCTTGCTCATTACATGGAAGATGAAGAGTTTACTAAGGAAGTTCTGACAGGGGATGTGCATACAGCCAATCAGAAAGCTGCTGGACTAGAGACAAGGGACCAAGCAAAAACTTTTATCTATGCCTTTCTTTACGGGGCTGGATCTTTTAAGATAGGTAAGGTAGTAGGTGCTGGTGCTAAGAGAGGACAGCAATTAATTGATAACTTCCTACAGAATATGCCGAAGCTAAAAAGATTAAGAAATAATATTATAGAAGCTTCTAAGACAGGAAAGGTTGGAGCTTTAGATGGTAGACAGTTACATATCAGAGCTTCTCATGCCAGCCTTAACACTCTCTTACAAGGAGCAGGGGCTATCGTATGTAAGCAGTGGCTGGTACAGATGGATAGTCACATTAGAAAAGAAGGGGTTGATGCTAAACTGGTAGCATCCATCCACGATGAGTATCAGTTTGAAGTTTCTAAGAAAGATACAGAAAGATTTGGACGGCTGACCAAGGATGCTATGCATGAAACAACAGAGATATTAAATATGAAATGTCCTCTGGATTGTGAGCATAAGATAGGGAACACATGGGCAGAGACACATTAATAAATTAGATGTTGACCTGCTATCTAGAGTGTGATATACTTCCCCAACAATAAGAAAGGAGATGAACCTTTAAAGTTTGAGTCTAGATGCTGGTTAGCTGTGCAGAGCTAACGAGTTAAAAAGTTTAACGTTAATTGTAATTATCAAAAAAGGAGTAAAGTATATGAGTATCATTTCAGGCGAAGCGTACTGGGCGCATGTCATTACCCCAAATACTAAATTTAATCCCGATGGCGAGTGGTCAATCGAAGTTTGTAATCTTAATGCAAAGAACAAGAAGGTTGCAGAAGGCGATGGCCTGACCATTAAAAATAAAGGTGATGATCGTGGAGATTTTGTCACTCTCAAGCAGTACGCTCGTACCAAAGATGGTTCTTCCCGTGCCATTACAGTAAAAGATTCTGAACGCAATCCCTTTCCTACTAATAAGCGTATCGGAAATGGCTCAAAGGTTAATGTATCTTATTTTCCGAAAGAGTACACTGTATATGGCGGTGGTGTCAAAGGTTATCTTAATGCTGTACAAGTAGTAGAGTTAGTAGAGTATAATACAGATGACTTTGATGTTGTACCCGGTGGGTACGTGAATGAAGGGTTAGAAGAAATACCCTTCGCTTCCTAATAATTAAAGGAGATAAGGGAGGGTGGTAAACTTTCCAGTTTACTGCCCTCTTTTTTTATAAATGAAAAAAACAATTGATACTTTAGTTGAGGATATAAATAATTTATTTTCTTTTGATCCCATTGCTATGGATGAGAAAGATGTAGATAAATGTATAGATACTTTTGGTGATATGCTTAAGTTACATGTCAAAGATTTCTTATACGAGAAGCCGTCAACGAATGGACACTTAAGATTGTCTGCTATAGGAAAACCAGACAGACAGTTATGGTATAATATTAATAGTAAAAAGGAAGAGAGCTTTGCTCTTAAGCCTAGCACCAGAATTAAATTTTTATACGGATATATTCTTGAAGAGTTTCTTCTCCTCTGTTCTTCGATAGCAGGACACACAGTCTCACATCAACAGAAAGAGGTGGAAGTAGAAGGAATTAAAGGACATCAAGATGCAATGATAGATGATGTTCTGGTTGATTGTAAAAGTTCTTCAGGAAAAAGCTTTCAGAAATTTAAAAGTAATGATCTAGTTAACGATGATCCGTTTGGTTATATAGGACAGATCTCAGCTTACGCTGAAGCTAATAATGTAGATGAGGCTGCTTTTTTAGTGATAGATAAATCAACTGGAGAGATATGTCTTACTCCTGTTCATTCGATGGAAATGATTAATGCAGATAAAAGAATTAAGCATCTTAAGAAAATGGTTACTGATTCTAAACCTCCTGATAGATGTTATGATCCTGTTCCTGATGGGAAGTCTGGTAATTACAAGCTTGCTATTGGGTGCATTTATTGTAGCCATAAAAGAGAATGTTGGAAAGATATTAATGATGGTAAGGGCATACGTGTCTTCGAGTATGCAAAAGGTAAAAGATATCTGGTACAGGTAAGAAAAGAACCAGATGTTTCAGAAGTGGTTAACTGGTAATGCATTGGGAATGGGATCGAGATCCAGATCTAGGTAAGTTTGGATTTGTTTATCGTATCACAAACTTAAAGAATAGGAAAGCTTACATTGGTTGCAAGCAATATTATTTTTTTAGAAAGGGAAGAAAGAAAACAGAATCCAATTGGAAATCTTATATGGGTTCAAGTAAAACTCTTTCGGAAGATATTGAAAAGATTGGAAAGAAACATTTTAAGTTTGAAATTATTGCAGAGTTTGGCAATAAGAGAAGTTTAAAATACTATGAATGTTACTATCAAATAAAATATAATGTGTTAACTTCTACATTGGAAGGGACAGATGAACCAGCTTTTTATAATAATTATATAGGCGGTAAATTCTCACGGCCTATTCAAGAACATGTCCCAATTTGATCTTGCTTCCCTCACTTCCGCACAATCTCTATATGATTTAACAAATAAAAATTCATATAAAACATTATATCTATCTGTTATTATTCAGGCTCTCCTTGATCTAACCAAACCTGAACAAGAGGGAGAGGCGAGTCATATAAAGGTACATAGAAAGCAAGCTGATGCTTGGTTTTTTTCTTCTATTGGTACTACCTGTGAAGACTTTGAACAGATATGTATTCAAGCTGGGGTTTCCCCATATAGAGTTAGACACTACGCATATGAAGTTATAAAATCAGGAGATGTTACAGATGTCAGGAAAAAATTTAAAGCCCTCCTCTAATCCTTTAGACAAACAGATTGGGGGAGATCATTATAAAGATTGTATTATACAACCCACAGTTTACTGTCAGTTAAACAAGCTGACTACGTGTGAATCTAATATTGTAAAGTATGTTACCAGACATAACAAAAAAGGAGAGGGAAAGGAAGACATCAAAAAAGTAATTCATTATGCTGAACTATTATTAGCATTAGAATATCCAGAGGAAGGTGAGCAAGAAGATCTATTTAATGATTTAATAGAGAGGGGGAAACATGTTCAAGTCAAATCGTAATCCACAATTCAGATCTAAGTTTAGTGAAGATATATTTTATACTAAGTATTCCCATGAAGGAGCAGAGACTTTTCATGAGTTGGCTTGTACACTAGTAGAGGATGTCTGTCAAAACAATCTGAGTAAGGATGAGAAGGAAGCTTTGATAGATCACATATCCAATCTCAGGTTCTTGCCCGGAGGTAGGTATCTCTACTATGCAGGAAGAGATAAGAAGTTCTTTAATAACTGTTACCTTCTTAAAGCAGAGGAAGATACCAGAGAAGATTGGGCCAACCTGTCTTGGAAGTCTGAGTCCTGTCTGATGACAGGCGGTGGTATTGGGGTAGACTATTCTGTGTATAGATCTGAAGGACAAACCTTGAAAGGTACAGGTGGTGTGGCTTCTGGTCCAATCCCTAAGATGCAGATGATTAATTCTATAGGTCAGAAGGTTATGCAGGGTGGTAGTCGCAGGTCTGCTATCTATGCATCCTTGAACTGGAAGCACGATGACATAGATAAGTTTCTGACTGCCAAGAACTGGTTCGATATGCCAGTAGGAAATACAGGTAAGACTTTGTTTGATATTAAACAGGATGACTTCAACTTCCCTGCCCCTCTGGATATGACCAACATCAGTGTGAACTATGATACCGAATGGTTGTTAAACTATTGGGAGAAAGGAGATCTAGGCCATGTCTTTAGGACTAATGTACATCAAGCTCTTAGAACAGGTGAACCGGGGTTCTCGTTTAACTTCTTCGAGAAGGAAAATGAAACCCTCAGAAATGCATGTACGGAGGTTACTAGTGAAGATGATAGTGACGTATGCAATTTGGGGAGCCTTAATTTTGCTCGTATTGACGACCTCAATCAGTTGCAGGAAGTTGTCCAACTTGCCACAAAGTTTTTACTGTGCGGCACCCTCCGAGCTACACTTCCCTACGAGAAAGTGTATGAGATTAGAAATTCAAATAGACGTTTAGGTCTTGGCCTGATGGGGCTTCATGAGTGGTTAATACAACGAGGACATAAGTATGAAACCACACCAGAACTGCATAGATGGTTCAAGGTATACGAAGCTGAGTCAGATAAGGTAGCTAGATCTTTTTCTAGTACACTCAACATCTCTGTTCCTGTTGCTGTCAGAGCCGTAGCTCCTACTGGTACGATAGGGATACTGGGAGGTACATCAACAGGAGTTGAACCTATCTTTGCTGTAGCCTATAAGAGAAGGTATCTGAAGAACAAGAGATGGCACTACCAGTATGTAGTTGATAGTGCTGCACAAGAGATGCTTGAACTTTATGGGGTCAAGCCTGAGAGTATTGAGTCTGCCCTTGATCTGGTAACTAACTATGAAAGGAGATTAAATTTCCAAGCTAATGTCCAAGAGTATGTGGATATGTCTATCTCTTCTACTATTAACTTACCAGCATGGGATACGGAAGACAACAACGAAGGAAAGGTAGAGGACTTTGCCCAGACCTTGGCTAAGTATGCTCATAGATTAAGAGGATTTACCTGTTACCCTGATGGGTGTAGAGGAGGACAGCCTTTAACTAAGGTTCCTTACAGTGAAGCTATTGAAAAATTAGGTGAAGAGTTTGAGGATAATGTACAACCCCATGATATTTGTGAAATCACTGGATCAGGTGGAACTTGTGGAGTTTAATTATGACCGATCAATTATTACTATTCGATCTTGAAGATACATATAATTTTGACAAAGCAGATGGAGAAGGAAAGGAATGTTCTGCCTGTAATAAATATAAACCTATAACTTCTTTTACTTTTGCTGGTATAGCACATAACTATAGAGAATCTAGATGTACGGCATGTCGTACTGCATTAAAAAGAGTTAGTAGGCGTATAAGAGAAGAGCAACCTCATCCCCCCGATGATTACTCTTGTCCTATTTGTAATAGAAATAGTGAAGCATTAAAAAGATTTGGCAGGAGAAACCAAGGAGCATGGGCTGCTGATCACTGCCATACTACAGATAAATTTAGAGGATGGATATGTTATCCTTGCAATACAGGTATAGGAATGTTTGAAGATGATCCTACAAGAATTAAAAAAGCTTTGTCTTATTTAGAAAAATAGTTGTTATTTAAATAAAAGTATAGTATAATATATATATGGAATGCTAATGGTAGGTTCCATAACCTCTTGCTGAAAAGGAGAATGCTATGAATGTAAGACTAGAAGGTAACTGGAAATTTCTTAACACACCCTCTCTTGCAAACTTTGAGAGAAGGGCTATAGGTTATGACAGGTTGTTCAGAAGAATAATGGATATGCCTGACAACGATAACCAAAGTTATCCACCTCATAACCTGATTAAGGAATCAGACACGGAGTTCAAGATTGAATTAGCTTTGGCTGGCTTTACAAAGGAAGAAGTTAAAGTGGTTCAGGAAGAACAAAGATTAACCATAAGTGGAAACAACTCTGAGAAGGAGGGCAACGAAAACATTCTAC